GAAGAAACCCGACAGTTATTCGGCAACAACGTCCTCACCGAAGCCCTTGACGACGGGACTCCACTCTTCTACAATAGTAACATTCTCAGCAGGTACTACCGAAAAGACTACTATGGCAGAGAAGACGACTGAAGAACTTGTGAAGATGGTTAATGATTGGGCAATCCAACGCATCGAAACCATGGTTAAGAGCAGTGACACTACTCAACGTCAGGTCCAAGACGCTCTCGCTCTTGCCGATGAATTCCAAGAATGGTTTGAGGATGACGGATCACCTGATATTGAAATCATGTCTATGGAGAGGTATTGATACCTAAATAGTAAAATCCACCCAAGAGCAATACCTTGACAGTTCCATTTACTGCTATTAATATACTGGTTTGCTTGTTGGATACCTAGCATTTTGTATGACTAACTTAACTAGGGACGCATTAATCAAAGCAGTTGTCGCAGATGAAATGAGAAGCGTCAGCGGCAATGTTTATACGGAGCAACTCAAAACCACATATCATAAGTGGGAGCACGCTTCAAGTTATGATCTCTGTATTAAGTACAATCAAATAAACAAAACATGTATCACTGTTGACGTATTGAAATAATAAATATTTCTGCCTTACAAATCTACAAATGGCGGATATAAAGCCCAAAGTAGATGAGAAGGATCAAGATGAAGATAAAAGTGAAGTTCTTGGTAATTTGGTGAAAGTTGTCGTCCTTATCTGGTCGGCATCCCTTCTCACATTTTCATACGTTAGACTTCCAAACGGTCAAAAGATTTTAGATTTTGATCCCACATTTATAGCCTCGGTCTTTTCTGGATCGTTAGCTGCCTTCGGACTGTCTCCTGCTAAAGCGGGTAATGGCAATGGATCTGCTAAAAAAAAGAGAGAAGAAGAACCACCACCTGTAGTCTCTGCTATTGACAAACCAAAATAACCTTGATATACTCGCTTTGTCGTGTTGAGTAACTCTATGAAGTTCTTTGCTATTGCTGCATTGACAGCGATTGCTGGAAGCTCTGTGGTGAGTTCCGCCCCTCAGGAAGTAGAGATTCCTGTAGTTCAGTTTGAATTGCCATCGTGGAAGTGTCCTGACTGCTCTCCAGAAGAGCAGTATGTTTTGAAGGAACTACAGGAACATACTCGAATTACTGACCGTAATGCCCTTGCAACAATTATGGGCAACATTCGTCAGGAGAGTAGGTTTACACCAGACATCTGCGAAGGTGGTGCTCGTGTAACTTACGATGAATGTCATGTTGGTGGATATGGATTGATTCAGTGGACATCCACTGCTAGATATGTTAACCTAGGAAAGTTCTGTAATAAATACGGATGTGACCCTAGCAGTTTAGAAGGTCAAACTCGTTATATGATTAACGAGAATATCTTCCAACGCTATCTTCCTGAGTTTGAGGGTAGGGGGAGAACTGTTCATCAATACATGGTTCCTGCCTATTACTGGTTGGGATGGGGAATTAAAGGCAATAGAGAAGTCTATGCCAATGAATACACTAAGAAACTGGTCTTGTCATGATCCAAAAAACACTTCAGTCGATCCGAAATGTCTTTTCCTCTAAACCTGAGGAACAAGACATCACTGTTAATATGGATGGTGGTGTAGGTGGATCCTGGACAGTTCAATGTTCTATTGATGATACGCTCATTGATTGTCAAGATCTCCAAGAGGACTACTACGATGAAGGAGAATCATTCAAAAGAGACGCTCTCAACTATTACACGGGTGTTCCTGCTCCTGCATATCTCGATGATGACCCTTGGTTTGGTCCTGCTCCTATTCTCTCTGAGAAGCAGTTGACGATTAAAGAAGCATATGATCATGCGGTAAAAGATCAACAAATTCTTGATGAATCTGGAGAACAAGAATCTAGTGACATTCATCAAAAGATGTATGAGATTGCCACTAGAGGTGGTCATACAACTGTTCAAAGGGATCCTATTGGTGGGTCCGAGAACTTCCAGACTGGTCCTGGTGGATGGATGTCTGGTAATGGTAACTTTCAATTCAACTAAAAGAAAATGTCTAAATTAGTTCCTATCGATCTAATGAATGATTGGGGTCACAATGACCTCGATGGATTTGCTAACTATATTGGAACTCCTGTTGAGCATGTAAAGCAACTTGCCAAGAAGAATCAGGAAGAAATCAATAAGGCAAATACTGCTGATGAGGTTGACGATACAGAATCTAACTGATATAATTAACCTATGACTCAGTAGCTCAGTTGGAATAGAGCAACTGCCTTCTAAGCAGTCGGTCGTAGGTTCGAGTCCTACCTGAGTCGTTTTTATGCTTTATCCCTTACCTGACAAAGAATTCATTTATCACTCCATCATGGGTAGATTCTTTACACGAGATGAAATTAATCCAGATTTAAATCTACTTGCAAAAAATTACATAGCAATTAGAGATGAGTTTAGGGCATCCAAACATAAATTGGTATATACCAATTGGAATAGTGATAATGAGTATACTTCTATCAAAGATAATCCATACAATGGGTGGAAAGTTGCTGCCTTATTTGGTCAATATGATGAGTCCATGGACCTTGCACAACTTGAGGTTGTGTATGATCAGGCAGTATACGTAGATCCCGACCATGATATTATATACACGCAGAATGCAGTGTATATGCCAACTTTGTTTAAGATGTGTTTAGAGGCAGGTATACGGCAGAGATGTGGTATTAGTGTTCTTGAACCTGGTAAGAGTATTGGTTGGCATACTGATCCAGATCCAGAGTATGAAGAAGAAGTTATTATTAGGGGACTTTGGGGTTTAGAAGTTAACCCACAAAACCAAGAAGTCTGTCAACTTTATCTCGACACAAAGTCTGAGGGAATTTTAACCGAATCGTTCTCTCACAATAGGATGCATTTCTTTTGGGGTAGAACACCACATCAAGTTCATAATACTTTATCTACTCCTAGGTATTGTCTTTGTTTTGATAATATAGTTAATAGAGAAAAACTACTTTAAATAATATTACTCTTTGGGTAGGGTTGATGAAAGCAGAAAAAATAACTGACCTAATTGTGGTTTTGAAAAATCACATTCCAGACGAAACCTGTGATGAAATACTTGAATGGTTTGAATTAAACAAACATCTGCAAACTGATGGGGGTGTTTATAGCACATATGGTGATCAATCCACAGTTGACAAGGATTTTAAGAACGCTATTCAGACTCTAGTTCCTCCAAAAGCGTCGATCTCGGACAAAATGACCGATATCACCATGTCTGCATTCAGAGAAGCTGGTTCTAGGTATCCAGTTCCAGAAAATGGCATGACCTTAAATGATTATTGCGTTAGAGTATATCCCAAAGACGAAGGAATATTTAAAACACATGTTGATCAACGAGCATTTGGAACCGTAAGTAGATTATTTGCTTGCATCATGTATCTTAACGATGTTGAGATTGGTGGAGAAACTGAATTTCCAGACTGGAACATAGCGGTAAAGCCAGAAAAGGGGAAAGTATTATTGTTCCCATGCAATTATCTTTTCAGACATAAAGGCAATGTTCCTATTTCAAACGAAAAATATATTGCTACAAACTTTATCAACTTTATGGTGAAAGATATTCCTCTAGTGTCTTGAGTCTAAGAGAAAAACTACTCTAAATAATATTACTCTTTGGGTAGGGTTGATGAATCCAATCATTTTGATAGGTTGCTTCACACCTTTAGTAATCATATTCATTGTGATGAAACTTGCTGTTTGGGTATCTGCTGTCAATGCTGAACAGGATTATGTCAGACAAGAACCTTCACGAAAACGAGGACCCTACGTGGCGGACGCATATGCAGATGTTGATGAAGAGGAAGAGGAATATGGAGATCGCACAGATTATCGATAATGCTTTAGAAGAGTATTATTCCGAGAAGGGTCTTTCAGTTCCTCAGTGGAAGACAAAAAAGGATCCCCAGTGGTGGATTGATTATTTGAACGAATTGGGTATTGACAAGGATAATCCATAGTGTTATACTTTGAACATAATCCTCTTTAGTTCAGCGGTAGAACGAACGACTGTTAATCGTTAAGTCCCTGGTTCGATCCCAGGAAGGGGA